GAGCGGGTGCAGCCGATCAACCGCGAGTCGCCGGAGCTGGCGAAGCTGCTCGACCCGGGCCGGAAGAAGGAGATGAACCGCGGCTCGGTGCGGCTCAACGGCATCTGGCTGCACTTCGTCGGGGCGCGATCGCCGACCGAGCTATCCTCGCGGGCGAAGGGATTCATCTGTCTCGACGAGACAGACAAGTACGAGGAGTGGACCGGGAAGGAGGCCGACCCGATCGAGCTCGCGACCGAGCGCGCGCGGACCTTCCTGGACCGCGTGGTGCTGAAGGCGTCGACCCCGACGACGGATAGGAAGTACATCTGGCCTGAGCTGCTGGCCTCGACGAATGAGCGCTACAACGTTCCGTGTCCGCGCTGCGGCGAGTACCAGGCACTCGAGATGGGATCGCCGCACGAGGGGGGGCACGGCATTAAGTGGCCAGAGGGGGTGCGGGACCCCGACCAGGTGGTGGACGGCAGGCTCGCCTGGTACCAGTGCCGGGAGTGCGGGGGACGCATTGAGGACCAGCACAAGGACGCCATGCTCAGGCAAGGCGTCTGGGCGCCGCTCGGGAACCCGGTCTCGAGGGACGGCGAGGTCCTCGGGAAGCGACCTTCCCGGCGGAAGACCGGCTATCACCTCTGGGCGGCGTACTCGCCGTGGCTGACGTTCAGCGAGATTGCCGCGAAGTTCCTGTCCTGCTACCGGAACGGCCGTCCCGTGGCCGCGAAGCTCATGAACTTCCGCAACAGTTGGCAGGCGCTTCCCTGGCAGGAGACGAAGCTCGAGCTGAAGGAAGACGCGCTGCGGATCGTCCGCCACGGGCATCACAAGAAGGAGGTCCCCGATGACGTCCGAATCATCCTCGTCACCGTCGACGTCCAGGAGGAGGTCGGCCGGCGCTACCTCTACTTCGTCGTCCGCGGCTGGGGAGATGGCGGCAAGTCGTGGCTCATCGACGAGGGGCGGAAGGATAGCTGGGAGGAAGTCGCCTCGCTGATCCGCGCGTCCTATGCGAGGCCGAACGGATCGAAGATCATGCCGTGGCAGTGCGGGATCGACAGCGGCTTCAAGACAGACGAGGTCTTCGAGGTCTGTGCGCTCACCGGGGCGATCGCCATCAAGGGCTCGGGGGCGCTGGCGGCGCAGCAGCGGCTTCAGGCAGTCGCCGTCGGCGCGGAGGAGATCCAGCGGCTGACGATCCGCTCGGACTACTACCGGGACAAGCTGCACCGCATGATCCGCGACGGCGAGCGCTGGTTCCTGGCGACAGACATCTCGCGCGAGTACCTCGATCACATGGTCGCCGAGCAGAAGGTCCAGGACGTCGACAAGCGAACCGGGCGCGTCACGTTCGTCTGGAAGTGCGTCCCGCCGGGCGCCGCGAATCACCTCTTCGACTGCGAGGTGATGCAGCTTGCGCTCTGCGAGCTCCTCCAGCTCGAGACGTCTACCGCGCAACCGGAGGAGGTGACTCCGGAGTTCCAGGTCCGCAAGGAGACGGTCCTTTGACCAAGCCGCGAGTTCTCTTCACGATCCCAAGCGCCAAGGGCGACCTCGACCGCGCCGTCGCGTCCTGGGCCGTGAAGCTGACGCAGGACGTACGCTGCAGCGTCGACGTGTGTTACCCGATGGCGCAGCCGTCCGAGAACGCCAGGGCGCACGGCATGCGCGAGTTCCTCGGCGGTCCCTACGACTTCTGGCTCTCGATGGACTCGGACAACCCGCCGGGGAAGAACCCGCTTGACCTGGTGGAGCTCGACCTTGATCTCGTCGGGCTCCCGACGCCGGTCTGGCAGCACGACAGCTCCGGGAAGCCGCGGCTCGTCTGGAACGTCTACGAGCGGGTCGGCGACGAGGGATACCGGTGGCTGCCGCTCGAGACCGGCGGCGGGCTCATCCGCTGCGACGCCATCGGGACCGGCTGCTTCCTCGCGGCGCGGCGGGTGTTCGAGAGCCCGGCGATCCGCGACGGCCGGCCGTTCCAGCGGCACTGGAAGGACGACGGCACGGAGGCGCTCGGCTCAGACCTCGCCTTCTCGCGGCGCGTCCTCGAGGCGGGCTTCGCCGTCTGCGCGCACTGGGGCTACCTCTGTCACCACTACTCGGAGCTCGACCTCGTTGAGGTCATGCAGCTCCTCACCGCCGCGGCGCCGGGGACCGGAGTCGGCCGTCTCGCCGCCGAGGCGACGCATTCGGAGGGGGAGTTCACTGCCGGCGGCGGGCGCTTCCGCGCCTTCGACGCCTGGGCGGTCGAGCTGGAGACGGCGGAGCTCCTCGCAGCCATCGTCGGGATGATGAAGCCGCGCCAGGTCCTCGAGAGCGGCGCTGGCGCCGGGTACTCGACCGCGGCGATCCTCGCGGGGCTTGAGGCGAACGGATTCGGCGAGCTCGTCAGCTTCGAGCCTGAGGAGAAGTTCGCGCGGCTGGCGCGGGAACGTGCCTGGTCGCCGCGCGTGACGGTGATCTCGCCGGCCGACCCGGCGGACGCCTCGACGCTTCACTGGACGGGGCGCGAGCCGGACATGGTGTTTCTCGACAGCTACCCGCCGGAGCTCCGGGAGCGCGAGCTCCGGCACTGGCTCTACGAGAACGTGACGCTCGTGATCCACGACGCGAATCGCTACCGCGAGCTGCTGCGTCGCCAGTGGGGCGGCCAGTTCTACGACTGTCCGCGGGGACTGTGGATCAGGCTGAAAAGGAGTGAGGACGATGGACAAGACGAGTCGAGACCGGATGGGCGGGGGACGGAGGCGCGCGCGGGATGACGAGCCTCCGCCGGTGACGCCGCCGATCGACGCGGGGGATGCGCGGAAGGGGGTGAGATGTCCGAAGTGCCAGAGCGGCGATCACTACGTCTACGCGACGGAGCCGGTCAGCGGCGAAAGGAGGAAAAGATATCGAGTCTGCCGATCGTGCCTGGAGAGATTCAGCACGGTCGAGCACTTGTGATTTAGGAAACAAGGGGGGATTGAGACATGGCAAGAAAAACAGCGACTGCGGCCGGCGATCCGATCCAGCCGCACGAAAAGAAACTCATCATCTCGCCGCCGAACTTCGGCGTCGTCGTGTTCGAGCTGGTCGGAACGGCACCTCTCGTCCAGTGCGCATTCTCGCAAAAAGCCGCCGAGGCCATGGCGGAAGCGCAGCGAGAGGGATCGCGGCAGATGAAGAAAAAGCGCGGGGACAAAGCGCCGAAGGATTTCGAACGCGCGTACCGCGACGCACAGCACAGGATGAAGGGTGGTGGGTACGGGCATCCCGCATCCGCGTTTCGTGAAGCGCTGAAATCTGCATGTCGGTTTTCCGGCATCGCGATGACGATTGCGAAAGGGGCGGTCTTCATCGAAGCCGATGGAGTGAACGAAGCCGAGACGATTCCACTCGTTCGCATCAATGGCGAGCCGGAATACTTCGAGGCTCCTGTTCGGCTGCGGAAAGCGGGGACATTCGACATCCGCGCACGGCCGATGTTCCGCCACTGGGAATGTGATCTGACAGTGCGGTTCGACGCCGACATGTTCAGGTCCGATGACATCGCCAATCTCGTACTCAGAGCCGGTCTCCAGGTGGGGATCGGAGAAGGCAGGAGCGACAGCCGCGACAGTGCAGGTTGCGGCTGGGGCTCGTTCACATTCCGTAACAAGGATTCTGCACCTGGAAAGGAGAAGGCATGAACGCACAGCCGCTCATGGAACGTCCGAAGACCAAACTGAGAGAGGAGCTCGATACGCTCGCGGAGGCGAGCGAGGGATATCTGTCCCCGCGCAGCGTCGTCAAGTGGGCTGAACAGCACCCGGACTCGGCTCTTCACGCCAAGTTCGAGTGGGACGACTCGAAGGCAGCGCAAAAGTACCGCCTCTCCCAGGCACGTCAGATCATCCGCGTCCACGTGGAGACCGTGGTCGAGAACGGACAGAACACGCGCGCGTTCGTCTCGCTGCAGAAAGACAGGGTGCCGGAGAGGGGCTACAAAGCGCTGAGAGACGTCCTCGACGACCCGGTCGAGAGACGCATCCTCGTGGCGCAGGCGCGCCGCGAGCTCGCGCGGCTGCGCCAGAAGTATGCCATCCTCGAAGAGCTCGGCGGCGTCTGGGACGCGATTGACGCGGCGGACTCGGCAGCGGAGATGAAGGAGGCTGGATAAGGCGTGGCGTGCCCCGGCGCGGTCCGGCGTGGCATGGCTACGCTTGGCGCGGCACGGCAGGCCCGGCACGGCCTGGCTGGCTCGGCGCGGCGCGGCAGGGCCTGGCGTCGCACGGCAGGCATGGCGTGGCGCGGCAGGGATAGTCAGGGCAGGGCTCGGCTCAGCACGGAACCGCAGGCGGGGCAAGGCTGGGCATGGCGTAGCTCGGCGGGGCGTGGCATGGCTCGGCTCGGCAGGCACGTCTCGGCAGGCGGGGCTCGGCTGGGCTTGGCATGGCAGGGCGCGGCGCGGCCCGGCAAGGCACGGCAGGCGCGGGCAAAGTGGGCTCGCGACCGGTTTTTGTTGAATGAAGTACCACATGTAGTGAAACGTTCGTTTTAGCTTGATGTGACGCCGTTTGTAGCCGTATTCCCTCGAGTATGGCTACAGCGGCTCAGATCAAGGCCGAGGTCGATTCCGTCGTCCTGGCGCGTCTTCAGGGCGGCGCCATCAACCGCTACACGCTCTCCGACGGACGTACCGTCCAGCGCGATTCTCTCCCCGATATCCTCGGCGTCCGCCGCGAGTACGCCGCCGAGGCTGAGGCCGACGCGAACGGATCCTCGATCGCCGTCTTCGCCTGGTCCGATGACCCGGGGCTCGAGGCATGAACGTCCTCGACCGGATGATCGCGCCCGTCTTCCCCGGCTGGGCTCTCAGCCGCATGATCGCCCGCGCTAACCTGGCGACGATCGCCGGTCGCGCCCGGAGCCATGCCGGCGGGCCGGACATTAACGATCAGAAGGCGCGCGCCGATGCGAGCCGTTCGGTCGGGACCGTCAGCCAGGACATCGAGCGCGACCGCGCCGGCGACCTCAAGGTGGCGCGTCACCTCATCGCGCGGAACGGCTGGGCGCGCGGCGCCGTCAACTCGATCACCGGCAACGTCATCGGCCGCGGCATGAAACCCGAGTCCGGCATCGAGGTCCGGAGCGGTCCCCAGAAGGGTCTTCCGGCGGACCGGGAGAACGACGCCGTCGAGGCCGTCTTCACGCGATGGGCGAAAGGCTGCGACCTGACCGGAAAGCGCAGCTTCCGCTTCCTTCAGCGCCAGGTCTACCGCGAGCGCTGGATCGCCAACGACGTCTTCATCCGCCGGCACACCGTCGAGCGAGAGATCCCGCTCGCGCTCGAGGTGGTCGGCGCCGAGCTGCTCGCCGACATCACGGACCAGCAGAACCTGTGGCACGGCATCGAGCTCGACGACAAGCGCCGCGAGATCGTCGCCTACCACTTCTACCGCTCTGAGGAAGTGGCGGAGATCGATCGCGTCCCGGCGGAGCAGGTCATCCACATTTTCAAGCCGCACCGTCCCGGTGCTGTGCGGGGGATCTCGCCGATGGCTCCGGTGTCGAGCGCCTTCGAGGCGCTCAGGCGGTACCTCAATCACGAGCTCACCCGCGCCGGCGTCGCGGCGTCGCTCCTGGCGCTTCACAAGACCGGGGGAGCCGGGATCCGCGGGCTCGCGACGTCGAAGAGCGGCTCGAGCGAGGACACCTTCGGCAACGCGGTCCTCCAGCTCATGGACGGCGGCGTGATGTTGCTCAAGGGCGGGCTCAACGACAGCCTCGAGACGGCCGCGCCGTCCATCCAGTCGACCGCCTTCGATCCGTTCGTCCGGCTGATCCTGCGCTACATCGCGACGTCGCTCGGCGTCAGCTACGAGCTCATCGCGCGGGATTTCACTGGGACGAACTTCTCGAGCGCGCGGCAGGCGAACCTCGAGGACCGCCGGCAATGGGAGCCGGAGCAAGAGGAGTTCATCGAGGAGTTCCTCGATCCTGTCTGGGCCTGGTTCGTCGACGCGGCGAGTTTCGCGAGAGTGGCGCCGTTCGGCTCGGCGCGAACGGAATGGCCGGTCATCTGGACGCCGCAGGGATGGCTCTGGGTCGACCCGCAGAAGGAGATCACGGCGACCGAGACGGCGATCGGGCTCGGGATCGACAACCCGATCGATGCGGCCCGTCGCGTCGGCCGGGACTTCCACGAGAACGTGAAGAAGATCGCCGCTGCGAACCAGTTCGCCGAGTCGCTCGGAGTGACGCTCGGCGCCGCTGGGACGGCGCCGCCGCCCGAAGAAGAAGAAGAAGAAGAAGAAGAAGAAGTGGAGACGGACGATGTCGATGACGAAGACGAAGAGGAAGAAGCTGAGGGCTCGACAGGCCCATCAGCGGCAGCCGCGTAAGGCGGAGAATGTCTTCGTCCGCGAGGCGTCGATCGAACGCGAGAGCATCGACGCCGAGGCGCGGACGGCCGAGGTGTCGTTCTCGAGTCAGACGCCGGTTCAGGATCGTTTCTTCGGTCCGCCGACTGTTCTGCTTCACGAGGAGAAGGCGGTCGACTTCGCGGCGATCCGAGCCGTCGGCTCGGCGTTGCTGAATCACAACCCATCGATCGACTCGATCGTCGGCCGGCTCGACGGCGTCCGCATCGACGCCAAGAAACGGGTCGGCCGCGCGACGATCCACTTCGACGATGACGATATCGGAAACCGCGCTTTCGGCAAGGTCCAGTCGGGCTCGCTCCGCGGGGTGTCGGTGCGCTTCAGCGTCGAACGCGCGCAGGTCCTGCGCGAGAAGGATGAGTGGGAATCGCCGGAAGGACAGAAGTTCAGGGGGGGGACTGCCGGGCTCGAAGTCGTCACGCGGTGGACGCCGCGCGAAATTTCTCTCACGCCGATTCCAGCAGATTTTCAAGTCGGAGTTGGCCGGGAACAGGAACGGGAGACATCCCCAATGTTTTCAGAAGCGACACTGGCACGGCTGAAGAAGCACGGGCTCGAGGCGGACGCCTTCGGGTCCGAGGAGGCGGCGATCGCCGTGCTCGACAAGCTCGACGCGGCGGAGAAGCGGAGCGAGCCGCCGGCTCCGGTCCCGATGCCGGTCCAGCCGCCGGCGCCGCAGAACACGCCTCCCGACGAGAAGGAGATGAAGGCGCGGGTGAAGGTCCTCCACGACCTCGCGAAACGCGCCGGCGACTTCGACCTCGCGTCGAAGTGGCTCGACGCGAACACGAGCACCGACGACGCCTACCGCGAGACCCTCGGGATCCTCGAGGCGCGGAATCCCACGCCGGCCGGGCCGCCGCTCGACCGCGGCCATGACGCACTGGCAAAGGCGATCGTCCAGATCGATGCCGGGCTCAGCCGGCGCTGCGGCCTCGAGTTCTCGGCGCCGAAGGACTTCGGCGACCTGCCGGACCACATCTCGATCCAGGCGGCGGCGCGGCTCTACCTGCGCGCGGCGAACGTGCCGAACGTCGACTTCCTCGGCGACGCCGAGGCCGTCGAACGCGCCTGGTATCTGCGGAAGACGACAGGCCGCTACGAGGCGTTCGCGCGCACCTCGGCGCCGCACACGACCGGTGACTTCCCGCTCGTCCTCGCCAATCTCGCCAACAAGATGGTCCTGATGGGCGTCGCCGAAGCTCAGACGACATTCCAGCGGGTCGCGACGTTCAAGACGCTGAATGATTTCCGCGTCCACACGTTCGTCCAGGCGGGCGAGATCGAGGACCTCGAGCTCACGCCGGACACCCTGCCGTTTGCCGCCGCGACCATGGCCGAGAAGTCGCAGGGCATGCAGCTCTTCACCTACGCCAGGAAGATCGGCTTCGGGCGCCAGGCGCTGATCAACGACGACATCGGCGCGCTCACCGACATGTCGCGGCGCCTCGGCCAGGCGAGCGCGCGGACGCGCAACAAGGTCTTCTGGGACCACATCGTTTCGAGCGCCGGAATCGGCCCGGTGATGGCCGAGGACTCGATCGCGCTGTTCGCGACGACGCATCCGTCGGGCGCGAATTACCTGGTAGGATCCGGAACAACTTTACAGACCTCCCAGCTCGCCGTCGGCCGGAAGCTCCTGCGCCTCCAGAAGGCTCTCACCGCGTCGAAGCTCAGCGGTAACGTGACGCCGTCGACGGCGAAGCTCAACATCTCGGCGCGTTTCCTGATCGTCCCCGCGGCGCTCGAGCAGGCGGCCGACGAGCTCGTCAACGGCATCTACTTCCCGACGACCGCGGCGACGGCGACGACGATGTTCGTGCGGACGCTCGACGTCGTGGTCGAGTCGCTGCTCGATGACGCCACGAACGGGACGACCGCGTGGTACCTCTTCGCCTCGCCGACGCTCATCGACACGATCGCCTTCGCGACCCGCGCCGGACAGGCTGGGCCGCTCTTCCGTAGCTGGCAGGTCGACGATGGCCTCGGCTTCTGGTGGGCGGTGATCGACGACTTCGGCGTCCGGGCGCTGGAGCACCGCGGGGTGTTCCGGTCGAAGGGCGCGGCGTAGTCGGCCAGTGCGCCGAAAGAGAAACTGAAAACAACCCGAGTAGGGAGATTCGACCATGGGAGCTTCTTACGTTGATGACGGGAGCGCGATCGAGCTCGTCGCCACGACCGCGCGGACGGCCGGCGCAGTGGTGATCTACGCGTCCGACACGATCGGCATCGTCGCCGACACGGTGGCGCTGGGCGAGCGCTACAACGCCTGGATCCGCGGCAAGTTCCAGCTCGCGAAGAACACCGGCCTGCCGTTCGCGCCGGGCGAGGACGTCTACTGGGACGGGACGGAACTCACGACCGTCGCGTCGTCCAACACCCGCATCGGCGTCGTGGCGCGCGCGGCGTCGACGACCGCGTCGAAGGCGCGGATCCTGCTGAATCAGCCGAACGTACTGCTCGAGCCGCAGACGTAAACCGATTGCAGAGCCAGTCTCATTCCCCAGGACCGCCGCCGCTCCGCGCCGCGGCGGTCCAACCTTTATTCTGAGCCATGACCTTCCAGACCGACATCAAGGACGACATCGATGCGTTGCTCGCGCTCGGCGAGCTCGCCGAGCCGATCTCCTACCGAGTCCACGCTCTCGGCGCGCTCGAGACCGGTCTCGTCGGCCGCTGGGAGCTCGAAGAGTCGTCCGGCAGGGCCGTCGACGTCTCGGGTCGCGGGAACCATCTCACGGCCGTCGGCTCCGTCGGATCGAAGGCAGACGGGAAGATCCTCAAGGCGCGCGGTCCTTTCGACGCATCGAACTACCTGAGGCGCAACCTCGCGGCGCTCGACGATTTCGACATCCGGGGCCTCGTCAGCATGACCGCGCTCGCCTGGGTGCGGCTCGCCGCGAAGACCGGGAATCAGAGCCTCATCGAGATCTGGTCGCCGACGCTCACCGACCAGGCGCTGATCCTGCGCTACGAGCTCGCCTCGGACACGGTCGTCTTCCACCAGGCGGACGGCGCCGGCGGCAGCTCGTCGGTGGCTGCTGGCGTCCTGGCGCCGGCCGTCGGGACGTGGTTCCTCGCCGCTGGCGTCTTCGACGCCGGGACGCAGATGCTCTCGGCATACCTGAACGGGACCCTGGTGTCCGCCGCCGGCGAGGCCGGCGGCTTCCCGCACACGACCTTCGCCGCCGGGCTCAAGCTCGGCGCCTTCACGACGGCGGGTCTCTCGGGCGACCTTGACGACGGCATGTTCTGGACTGGCCGCGCGCTCACGGAAGCCGAGCTCGACACGATCTACGGCGACGGCGACGGTCCCTGGAGCGACGTCAACGCCTTCGTGACTCCGGGATACGCCGACGACCCGAACCTGATCGGCGTCGCCGCCGAGGGCCTCGACGCGCCGATCGTCGTCCAGGTGTCGAAGACCGACATCCCGACCGTGACCGAGCTCAAGGACGTCGTCATGTGGAACGGAAAGCACTATCACGTGAAGCGCATCATCGACGAGGACGCCGCGTCGCGGCGGCTCTACTGTGCCCGCTGATTTCCGACTCGAGATCGACGACCGCGAGGTGAAGCGACTCATGAGAGACGCGCCGCGGGTGTTCAACGCCGAGTTCAACCGCTCGTTCGCGCGCGCGGCATCCGCCTTCTACAAGAAGTTCGCGAGGGAGCGGCTGAAGAAGGGCGGCATCCAGGTGAGGCGCCGGCTCGCGAAGAAGGCCTCGGGAGGCGGGGTGTCCGTGCCGGCGAAGGCGCGGGCGCTCGGCTTCCGCGGAGTCGTCGTCGGACGTGACGCGCTTCACCGCAAGGCCGCGCTGATGTCGAACTCGAATCCAGTCGCCATCATCCACGAGGAGGGCGGCACTATCCGGCCGCGGCGCGGCAACTTCCTCTTCGTCAGGGTGAAGAGCGTCGCGGCGCTCCGCAGGGCCGGCGTCAAGGTGAAGCGCGGCGCGCGGCCGAAGGTCATCAAGGTGCGGCAGGTGACGATCAAGCCGCGGCTCGGATTCTTCTCGACCTGGCGGGCGTTCTTGCCGGAGCTCAGGCAGCGGCTCGCAACATCGCTCAAGGCGGCGAGCGACCGCGCCGTGGCGCGGGCGAAGAGGGGGACGCGGTGAATGGCGCTCCACGCGGAAACCATCCTCGACGCGATCGTCACGGCGCTCGACGCGATCCGGGACGACACTGGAGCATCGTTCGCGCCGGTCCTCGTGGCGCGCTGGGACCGCTACACGGCGGAGACCGGACCGCTTCCGAGCATCCTCGTCAAGCGCCGGCGGATCGTCCGCGACCGGGAGGAGCAGGGGGGCGGCTGGCGCTGCGACCTCGAGGTGGACGTCTGGATCATGATCGCGGCCGAGACCGACGGCTCGGTACCGACCGACAAGGCCGAGACGCTCGCCGCCGGCGACGTCGAGCAGGCCATCAACGGCATGGACTGGCAGACGCTCGAGGCGAACCTGGCGCGGCTCGAGAGCCGCTCGCTCTGGGAGGAGGACGAGCAGG